TTGTGGCTTTCGCGTCCAAATCATTGAAGTGTTCTCTCATTAATTCCAGAGCAATATCGCCTCTGTACTCGAGAGATGAAACACAACCATAATCTATGTCGAATTCAAAGTTGTTGGCCAACATTTCCAAATTGTCGATGTAAAGCTCATCGCATTCATACTTGTCTGAACAAACGTAAGTTTCCCCTGACATAACCAAACTATAGCTGATTTCATACCCATAGAACATTGCTACAATGATCGCAAAGATGAAACAGACAGCTAGCCTCTTGAAATTGACATGCCATATCAATTCCGCATCCTCCCTAACTTCACCGACTGTCCATTGTCCAGTCCTGAAGAACTCCCTGGGTCCCGGGTTTGTATGAAGTGAACCCTCCAAGAATTCACCATCAACCATGCCCACTAAGTCGAACCATGCGATTGCTTCCTCCGTAAGTACATTCTTTAATGATGCCATGTCTGGAAAATCAAGTAAAGGCTTCCTGATTTTTGACTGGCCAGCAATGTACGCTGCAAATCCATAATTCCTACCTTCGTAGTCAATAAAAACCGGTGGCATGACACCAGGTCCAAAATGTTGACCGAAGAGACCCTTCTTAGACAATTGACCAATAAGCCAATCAACTCTTCCAGATCTTTTACCCTCTGCATCAACAGGTTGGTCCAATTGTTGCCCCTTCTCGTACGCGACAGAGTTCGAATCCTTCTTGTCGGGACGAAAGTCCAAGTGCTTCACACATCTGTGACAGCTAAGCTCACCGTACTTCCATACTCGGGTGGCTTCCTCCTGCTCAGCCGGAACCAAGATTAGGCCCAAAGCTTCGTTGTCAGCGTCAGCTTTGCAAATCTTGACCAATTCCTCTGAGTCATCCAAAATGCGCCGAGCAGTCTTTCCCGACATGCTCTTTGCTCGTTTATTGTCACGAGCTCGACCTAACCCAACCGCTGGCTTCTCGCCCTGAATTCCAACTCCTCCACGTTTGATGTTATTTGATTTACCCATTTTGAAAACAGCCATTTCAGGAGATGAAGCGCCTATGGCAAAACGCATTCCGTTACTCTGTTATGAATTATTTCACGGCAGTCTCCATCAACTAAGTTGACACTCCAGCGCAAGCGCCGTGCCAACCCGTCACATCCAAAAGGCGTCCAGGCCAACTTAGTACGCACCACCGAAGAGGCATGATAGAGGTACTTTCCGTCGTAAGTTCCAGTACATATCTTCCTCCAGATGGGCCCTTCGTTGACCCTCACCAGTTGAATACAGGCAAAGATGCATCCAGTTACCCCTGTTCCACTGAATGGAAAACCACTACTGTTG